TGTGAATTTCGTCAACCACAATAACTGCATTATCAAAAATATCAGGAGTTGAGCATACCATGGTCTTTAGTTCACGTGCTGTTATACCATTGTAATTGTAGAACTGAATTCTATTTTCAATTGTCACCTTCAACTGTGTCTTGATTTCATCTTTGTCTTCAGGACTCAAGGAATCGAAATTAGGATTCTGTTCAAAATCAGGAATCCATATCTTATTTAATTCAGGGCGACCCTTTGCTCTTCTACCGAAATAAGAATCGGGAATTCCATAAACATTTTGTGCAAACATCTTTACCATCGCAGGATCAGGGGATGAGCCCGGTTTTAGTGACAAGGATGTCCAATGATTCTGTAGACGAAAATGCTTGAAACCACAAAAATTAATCTCACTGATAAAGTTATCACGTAAACTGTATGGTGTCATTACAATAACCTTCATTCCACGTGTTCCAAAGAGAGCTTCTGCTGCTGCAATGGCTGAGCACGTCTTACCGCTACCTAGTCCATGATATACAAGAAGTCCTCGGTAGGGTGATTCGTATCTCAAATACTCGCGAACAAATGCTTGATAATGATAAATCTTGACTTCCTTTACACCCTCTTGACCCTTTGCAGTGCATGTTGCTGCATCAAGTGCCTTTTGAGCACCCTTAGGGAAAATAGGACCATATTTATTTACTAGGAAGGAACCAAATCCACGACGTGACATAGGTACAAACGTATCAACTGGTTCCACTTGATATGGGTTTCCAGTCTCGATATCTAGAAGTCCCTTGGCCTTATCCTGAAGATCCTGAGGCAACTTTGCTAGTTCAGCATCTTGCATTTCCCTTGACATCACGTTCAGACGAGAATATACCTTTTTAGCACCCGGGACACCCTTCTTTGCTTTTGTGATAACAGTCGTTATAGGTAAACCTGGAATTCCAGTGGCTATAGGAGCTTTCTTATCACGTTTCTTTGCAAACATTTTAGGGGCTTCTACGATATCAGCTTCCGGACCTTTAACATCTGAATCAGGTCCTTGACCAGTAGCATCACGAAACCCAGTTTTCACAATGGCAGTTATGTCACTTTGTTGATCTGCGAGCATTGGTGTTGGCTCCAAAGATAAAACTACCTTCGTCTTCGTGAATGGCTTGAATTTTGGTGGGGCGTATGTAGCCATCTATTTTGACCCCGATGTTTTCTTCATATATATCTCTAACGCAAGTCTGCTTGCCTCTTGTTCAGCCACTTTCTTATTCCTCGCCTTGCTTGTAGCTACCACATTACCTTGTGGATCTAAGACTCCCATTGTAAATATACGGTCGTGGGGAGGACCATCGACTTTAACCTCCTTGTATCGTGGGGGCTGATGGAATTGTGATTGGAAATAACGTAGAAGCTGATCCTTAAAATTTGTGTCTTCTGCAATAAGTTTTGAGAAATTAATGTGTTTTTCCATGATGGAAATAAAGAATTTACGAGCTACATCGTATGCTGGACCCTCATTTCCTTCGTGCTCCATGATTGCATCAATCCATGCTTCCAACATAGATCCTAAGATTCTTAGATTATTACGTCCATCGCAGACTTCCTCAACATGCCTACTTAGAATTAAGTGGGGAGCAAAGCCCATTTTCTTGGCAAGTTCTCCTAACATATTATTATTCACAATCTGAGTTCTCAGACTTGTTAAGAATCCCTCACCCTCCCCAGGGTATCTCATTTTTAAATACTTCCCGACTATTGCAGATAATACAGAATCTCCTGCAAATTCAAGTTCTTCATTATCTTTTGACTTTAATGCTAGACAACCCTCAGGCCTCTCAGCTACTAACATCTGTTCTCCCGACTGTTCTGCCCAAACCTCAGGTCTATCAACATACGATTTATGAACACAAGCTTGTGCGAACCATTTATGTTCTCTTACTTTAAACCCAGGACACCCATAACGATGCATGATGCTTTCAACATCTTGTATCGATATGTCTTTATTCTTAAGATTCCATGGGTTAAATGTCTTTGTATTTAGTGCGGTATCAGCCATCTATACTATAAATGTACCAGGGGTTTAGATAGATGGCGGATTCGAATCGTACAAAAAAGAGTAGGGCGAGTCGTTTAAACTTGAATAAGCCAGCCAATACAACAAGAAAACAACGAAGGCCCACCCCTCCTCCACCTTCAGCATCACGAAATACACCCGTTACAACAAAGGCTAAACTTCCTCATTTACAATCCTTAGATAACACACAAGGAGTTAGTGATAAAACACCTACTGAACTTCCTCCTTTCACACCTCCTGCAATATATAAACCAGACCCTACTCGCCCTCTATCGACTCTTTCTCCTGGACCACCCCCTGCTACCCTCCCTCCATTCACTCCTCCTGTAGTGCCTGCACAAAGGGCAAAACTTCCTCACTTACAATCTGTATCAAATCAACAATCTGCATTAAATCAATATACAGGTATCAATGAATCAGCAGTTGCCAAAGAACCTCCTCCTGCTACACAAGATCAAGGACTACAAGCACCAGCTAGAGCAGATGATACTCGTAAGGAGTTAGATAAGGCTGATATATTTGACTCTCAAGAACCTGGAAGTCTAGGATGTGGAAGACATGCATTGAATAACTTATTTGGTAATAAGTATTTTGTAAAAGATGCACCTGGTGATATCACTGATCTTAAACAAATTGTAAAAGCTCCTGTAGGTTTACAGAATATTTGTAAATTTCTTTCTAAAAGGGAACCTTTTGATAAGAAAGGTGAGAATTTCTGCCCCGCTAATGAAAATTACGATGTTAATGTCTTGGCAGTAGCACTTGGTGTCCTAGGATACTCGGCTACTAGTCCAGGTCGTAAATGGATAACTGAGAAGAATACAGATGATAAGGATCTTATTGGATATATCGTAAATTTTGGAGAAAGTCATTGGGTAGCATTCCGTAAGATGCAAGGTGGTAAGTATAAGCTAATAGATTCTCTTGAAAAATCTAATGAAAAATCTCAAGATCTAGATGATCTCAAGAAGGAGAATAAGGATCGTATTGTTGATGTTCTTCAAGTAAAATTCGAGGGAAAATATGTAGATGCCCTAAAAACTCTTCTAACCCCTGCTACCACTGCCTGTAAGTTTACAAGGGGGGAAGAAGTAATTTACACTAAGGATAATAAACCCATAAAGTGTGTAGTCAATGGGTTTAATTGGGATGATAATCAAAAATGTGATGCACTTATTCTTTTACCTCTAGACCCTCCTGGCGATGAAATCATCGTAAAAGATTTAGAGAATGTGAAACCTATAGAAGCCAGCTCTGAAGTTACATCTACAGTCACATCAGAAACAGCTGCAACAACACCAGTAAGTTCTGCAACTCCTGCAACTCCTGCAACTCCTGCAACTCCTGCAACTCCTGCAACTCCTGCAACTCCTGAAACCCCTGTAACCCCTGCAACTCCTGTAACCCCTACAACCCCTGAACCCCCTGTAACCCCTGAAACCCCTGTAACCCCTGTAACTTCTACAGTAACAACCCCTGTAACTTCTACAGTAACAACCCCTGCAACATCCACAGTAACAGCACCTGTAGATACTAGTATTAAACCCGAATTAATCTCTAAAACTAATAAATACGTTAGATTTGGATTTGGTTCTGAAAGTGGAGGTGTAGCTTCTTATTTTAATTTAAGCGAAGATAATACTATATTTAGTGGATCTCCTGGTATAAATGGAGCCGAGTCAGGTAAAATCGTTGATTTTAATAATCGTTTTACAGATTCTCAGGAAGTGAAGGATTGTATGTTAAAATATTGGAAGCCTTCCAATACATTAGTTAAGAAAACAATTTCTGAACCCTTTGAGAAGCAATTTAGGGCTCCATGTAATGAGAAAGATATTCAGATACTCAGGGATGCATTTACAAGATACAAGCAATTCATGGAAGATAAGATTAATATGGATGGAAAATCTGATGCTGAGGTGGCTGATAAGAATCAACTTGATCGCATATTAATGTATTTAAAAAAGCTAAACGAAGGTCCAAACCAAGTGGGTTGTATTACCCCTAATGAATTAGTTGATAAGGAAAAGGAGTCAATTACTATACAATCTCTCTATTACTCAGTTTTACCCAAGTTATTTTATTTAATGCATAAGAAAGCTAAGGAAAATAAGGGACCTCTTAATATAAAACCAATCTTTGATGAATTTGAAAATCTTTCCAACGATACGTCATTTTATCTTCAAGAATTAAGAAAGTCAGGAATATTTAAGGATGGTGATTATGATGGGGTTCATGGAATGGCTTCAAGTGTGGTAGAATTATTTAATCTATTAAAAGTAATGTTTCCAGGAATTTATTCCAATGGCATATCGTCATCAATGTCTGAAATACCTGAAATGCCCGATATTGATATTGATGCATATTTAGGACCCTTGTTATTATTTTTAAAAGATGCAAATCTTTCTAAAGAGATTATTGATGATATAAAAAGGGCACATGATCATTACAAGCAAAGGGATCCTAAGAATGCACTTGAATCAATTGGAAAGGCATTTTCTAGATTACAGGCTTTTATTGATAAGATTCGTCAAGAAATTCTTACTGCAAGTCAGCCATGCTTAAATATACTAAAATTACTAGCAGATACAACCCATGCTACAACAGCTGATGAATTTAAGGAAAAGATGTTACCCCTAATGGATTCTTCTGATTTTATGAGTTTACCTGAAGGCGATAAATTAAATGTCATAATGATTACTTCAAAAATAGAAAGTCTCTTTAATGAGGCATCTGTATCTGGCAAGGTTGATTGCCCTCCTGCCCCTGTAGCTCAACCTCCTCTTACTAGCACTCCAGGCGAAAAATGCCCTGAGTGTGAAAAATGTCAACCTAATAAATGCCCCGAATGTAAAACAGGTGAATGCCCAGCACCAACAAGAGAAGCATGTAAGACATTTATTGATGAGGCTAAACAAGATTTATATAGTAAAATACTGCTTCATATTGAACTCGCATTTAAAACACTCTTACCTTCTACAACGAATATAAGTAAAATGTTTGATCCTGATACACCAAATCCAACTTTACAGGAATCTCTTAATATACAACTTGATACAAGTCTAGATTCTAATGATATTAATAAACAAAAGGGCGTTTTACAAATTGATAGTATAATTAAGACATTAGAGAAATATCTACAAGCTCTAAATAATAATTATGATAAGTGGAAGGATATTTTTAGTAAGAAGGTTGATATTCCGTCTGCCCCAGCCTCCATTCCCAGGGCTAAAGTAGATCCCTACAAATTACAAGAGCAGGGATTACGAAAAATAAATTCTAGGTATGCATCAAATGTTCCTGGCTATATGAGATCAACTGTAGCACATAATAGCCGTTTATCATCACAAGGCTATGGATCTCTACCATCAGGAATGGAAAAATCTAAGTATAGTGGTGGAGGTGATGATATTTCTTTCGGACCAGATGAAGTTATTCCCTTAATTGCTGAACAAGTAGCCTGGGAAGATATGAATGATCGTTATAATTCCTTAGAACCAGAATATAAGAACTTACTTCCTGAACCCGAACCAGCTCCTATCTATAGTATAACTGAGCCCATGCATCGTTATATTGATGAAAACGCTGATAAGGATACATTAGAAGAAGCTCATAATGTAATTGACCGAATGAATTCTGATGAAGTAAATGATGTTTTTACAAATAATGATGGTAATATTAATAAGTTAAACTCTATTTATAAGAAGGCTTTACCAGAAGTTAGCGATGAATGGATTCCCAATATGGTGCGTGCAGATGTGTTACGAAATGTTGCAAATAAAAACTAGAATGCAAGATTACCGTTATTACAAATGTGTAAAGAATACTTGTAATCAAGTATCCCAAGCAGATACTTCTACAATTAATATTCCAATCTATGTTCCAGTATCACTTGATATATTATTAATAAGATATCAACTGAAAACTTTTTTCCCAATAAAGGTTAGTTATGTTAGCCCTCAAAGCTAAATATTCATTTTATAGCGCCTTAGTCTTTTTCTTAATTGCTAATCCAGAAACTTTCAAGCTAACCCAGATGCTATTTGGCCCATTCATAACTCTTGCAAATGGTGGTTGCCCCACACCCCTTGGCTTATTTTTTCACACACTTATATTTTTCCTAGTCCTACTTGGACTCATGTTGTTCCCGAGAGATACTCAGTAAAGTTTCAATATCATCATTTAATTTAGTATGAGGCCAACGAAGACCATGATTCTTTGACCTCATAACAATAGCTTCGGCTGTCTGAAAAGCCCTTTCTTCTGTCCAGCCTAGAGCTTGACCATTTGCACACCATCCTAACATAGTATGTAAATCTTGCTGTGACCATCTAGGATCAAGTGGTCTACTTTTTACAGTATAAAGTACGTTGGAACGTATACCGGCAACCCAGTTCATCTATTTAACATGTGTTAGTTATGTTTAGGTTTTCTCTAGATATATCTTAGAAATGCCTAACCTTCGTCTTATGCTTCTTGTGGGCATTGTTATAGCTATTCTCTTCTATTGTTTTGTTATAGTAAGGGGTTCTACCGATGGATTTGCTGACCTTGGAGAGAAGGTAAATGTATTTACTCTTTACTACATGAATGGTTGCCCCCACTGTATGACTCTTCTCCCTGCTTTCAAGGATTTCGTTGCAGCTGGTCAAGTTGTTGGCAAGGGAAGTAAGACAAAGATTCGTATGTTGGAACAAGGGGACCCTAATGCAGCTCCTGAATTACAGGCTCGTAATATAAAGGGATTTCCTACTTTTATTCTAGCTACAACGGATGGAAAATATCTTGAATACCAGGGAGACCGCACAGTCCCCGCCATGACTGAGTTTATCAAAAAGAATGCCGTCTAATAATATCTTGGGATCCTGACTTTTTCTTATTTAGCCAGCTTTCACCAGCTTGAAATCCTCTCCATATCAATGATTCACGTGTATCCCGGCTAATCTCAAAATCCCAGGACTGAACATCAGTGATAGGAATCTTTATTATCCGATGATTATATTTTCTCAATACACTCTCATAATCAGAATGTATTAAGCAATCAAATAAAGAATTAACGAATGACATTAAATCTATAGGATCCTTCTTTTCACCACTTATATCGAATCCGATACCAATTGAATCTCTTACTTCATCTTCACTTAATAAGTGTAACGGAAGATTTCCTTGAATCCCCCCATCGCTCAATGTATTACCAGTTATAGGGTCGGTGGGTGGGACAAAGTAAAGTGGTAATGACATGGAAGCTCTTATCGCATCAATAATTTTTACATCGGGAGTTTTTTCAAATGAAAATTCACGAGTCTTACATTCTTTCAGGTCTGTAGCCCAGCAACGAAATTGTATATTTGATAATTTAAGATTATGAAATTCTGAAAATGTTATATTTGAGCTTACTTTTACCACAACTCTCAATATTGATTCTAAGAATTTAATAAGATTTGTTCCGTCGTCTATTCCAAATGTCTCAGGAAATCCAACAATTGCATCAGGTGTTATATTTCTGAGAAGGCTGAAATCAAAGTTTAGAGCTACATGTTCAATTACATCAATACCTAGGCCAGAAGCTATCATAAATGCTAGCCATGAACCTGCACTTACTCCAGAGGCTTCTTTGATACTTTTTAGTAATCCTCTTTCATAAAGAGCCTTTATTGCACCAACAATTGATATGACCTTTATACCACCACCACTTATAACTAGATATCTTGGCGGAATCATTTAGTCATAGATTACAATAATTATTTAGATAAGCGGAGATTTCTTTTTAGGAAAGAGTCATACATCTGTAGAAATGTCAGGAGTTCCTCAACTACCTGCCTCGTCATTATTTGACGTAAGAATTAAAAAGGATCAAGCCCGGCAGACTGCGTATAATAGCATTCTTGAGCAGGCTCTACAGAAAATCGTCCACTCTGCTTCAGCCCCTAATCAACCAACTTTTGTGTATTTTAATATTCCACCCTTTGTCCTAGGCCTACCCTCCTTAGATTTGAAAGATTGTGTAGTCTATGTTGTTTATCAATTAAGGCTTCAAGGATATGAAGTTCGTTATACATTCCCAAATCTCCTATGGATTTCTTGGGCACACCATGAGCGTCAGTATTTGATGGAGAAGAATCCAATTGTGCAATCGATGATTCCCCCTAAGATGGCTGGTCCAGAGAAGAGAAAGGGTGCCTCCATGGTCTCCCTACAACAGGCTGCAGTATCAACCCCGAATGCTGGACCTATCTTAAGAGCTGCGGATTACACTCCACCCGCTGCATTTGTTGAAACAATGGAACGCCCTTCCCCCTATGCTAAACCAAAGCAGACAGTTAGATTTTCAGATTCAAAAGACCCTCTGGGAAATGTTTTAGATGAATTGTGGAAGCTATAAATAGGATGAAATTAGACATTAGAATATTCATAATTGGAGTTGCCCTTTTAGCAATCCTCATAACGTTACATTATAATTTAGAATCATTTCGAGCTCCGGCTGACCCTACGTGTCCTAGGGGTGGATATAGTAAAAAAACAGGGGGTCCTTGCTCAGGACCTCCCCCTGGCACATCTACAAGCACTGGGGCCTCTAGTGGGGCTTCCAGTGGAACCTCTACAGGCACTGGGACCTCTACTGGAACCTCTACTGGAACCTCTACTGGAACCTCTACTGGGACCTCTACTGGGACCTCTACAGGCACTGGAACCTCTACTGGGACCTCTACAGGCACTGGAACCTCTAGTGGGACCTCTACAGGCACTGGAACCTCTAGTGGGACCTCTACAGGCACTGGAACCTCTATGGGCACAGGAACCTCTACAGGAACCTCTACAGGCACAGGAACCTCTATGGGCACAGGAACCTCTACAGGAACCTCTACAGGCACAGGAAGCTCTATGGGCACAGGAACCTCTATGGGCACAGGAACCTCTACAGGAAGCTCTATGGGCACAGGAACCTCTACAGGAACCTCTACAGGCACAGGAACCTCTACAGGAATCCCTATGGGTGCTGGGATCTCTATTGCATACCCAGCTCAATCCTTGGGCATTAATTATTACAATTTACCTACCACGAATCCACCTGCCCCTCAATATGACACAACTCTAAACTCTGCAGGTCAGCCAATTGATGATATATACGATGGGATATATAGCACTAAATTTTACAATTCAGAGGAAGATTACATTGATAATCGTCTATCACGAGATTACAAGTCTCGCCAAAGACAATTTGACCAACCCTCATTATCTTCATATAACAAATATAGGACAAACGGTTATGATTCATCGTGTAGTTTTAAGTCTTATGGAGAGGAACAAGATGATGAAGAATGTGAATGTCTCGGCTAAAACGATTATCACTGGTTTTATAAAAATATAAAATTGAAATCAGGCAGTAGCAATCGATGGGTACCAAAATGGAGTGTGTAATTTGCTATGACAAGATAACTAAGTCTGTAACGTGTGCTAAATGCTCTTCTTCATGTTGCCAGAAGTGTTTTCAGACAAATCTTCTGAATTCTCCACTCACAGCCTCTTGTATGCACTGTCGCACTCCCTTATCTGATGATTTCATCCTAGACAATACCAAGCTTTTATGGCGCACTCACGAATACAAGACTTATAAAGAGAACCTCATGATGGATATGGAGAAGGCTCGTCTTCCCGATACCCAGCAATATGCGGCTGCTGTTATCAACGCCAGAAATCTTATTGTCCAAACAAGAGCTGAGGAAGCACGACTTGCTATTATGTTTAAAACTTCTAAGAAAGAAGAAAAGGAGGAAGTTGCAAGGAAAATAGATGAGGTCAGGCGCAATCGTCGTCATGCTTTACGCGCTGAAATGTTCTATGGTCGTATTCCTAATATATATGGAGCTCCAGAAGTGGCACCAGTCAAGAAGCAATTCGTAAAAGCCTGTATTGCAACAGAGTGTAAGGGATTCATGAATGAGGATTTTGAGTGCCCTCTTTGCTCAACAAAAGCCTGTAAGGACTGCCACGAGTCTCTGATTGAAGGCCATACCTGTAACCCTGATGTGGTAGCAAATGTAAAAGCTCTGGCAAAAGAGGCGCGCCCATGCCCCACCTGCGCTGCAAATATTTCCAAGATTGATGGCTGTGACCAGATGTGGTGCACGCAGTGCCAGACTACTTTCAGCTGGCGCACTGGCCTCAAGGAGACTGGTCATACCCATAATCCCCACTACTACGAGTTTATGAGACGCAATGGCGGTCAACTACCAAGGGCTCCTGGAGATGCACCAATGCAAGCTTGTGGTATGCCAACTCTAAGGGATATTCTTACAAGAACTGGGAGGCCAGATGATTATGACGCACTTACTCGAGGATGGGCTAATTATCTACACAGGCAGCGTTATATCAATGCAGGAAGGACTTGGCCTCCTGACCAATATCACTGGAATACAGATCCTGTTGATTACACTGTAATAGAGCCATGGCCAATGCCAGAGGATCTTAAGAAACCCCTTGCATCTGATACTGCCTATATAATTGCCCTCACAGCCTACCACCAGCATATTATTGATAAGAACCAATTCTACGTTAACCAGCAACCCATTCAGCCTCCAGATAATCATGTCTTGCGAGTAAAATACATGCTTGGAGAGATTGATGAACCCAAGATGCGTGTGCAAATTCAGAGGCTAGATAAGGCGTATCGCAAGGACCTTGCGAAGCGTCATGTCTATGAAATGGTTTACCAGGCTTCTTCTGACATTTACAGAAATATGTTGAACGCAACTGGGAAACCAGAATTTCATAATACCTACCTCCAACTTATTGAGCTATTAACATACGCAAATGGTTGCTTTAATCGCCTAGAGAAGGTCTACACCTGTACAATTAGCAAATATAACTTGAATCCCTTTCAAATCTGATGGAGGAGCCCATATAGCCTAGTTGCAACAGCCTTGCCAATTTTTCTTTTTCCATCAGACATTTCTGCTAATTCTACTTCACTCTTAGTCATTAGAGTTTCTAAGGATCCAACCTTTTCTAAGACTATGCGAGCAAGGGCCTCACTCATTCCACGACATTGGGTTAGAACTCCTAGTAAAAAAGATTCGGATGTATCCCTGGAAGTTGATTTAGTATAAGATGCAGCGATTGGTGTATTAGTATTTCCTGCACCTGATTGCCAACTGAAGGCCCCCTTAGCTTTTACCCATTCTCCTTCTATTATGTTAGCGAGGGCCAATGTAGATTCCATAGAAGTCGTCTGGAATACTGGAATTCTATGCTTGAATTGAATCTGAGAAATAATTTTTAGAACAGAGTCACCAGTAAATCTGCGACCGACAAAACTCTCCGTTTTACCTTCAATAACATAACCAATTGCAACCTTCTGTTCATTTGCATAGGCTAACATTCTACCTCGTTGTTCTTCATATCTTCCATCGATTATGCTCGCTTCTAGATCTGTCAAAGATTTGCGCTCGAGAATAACACCACCCTCTTGCAATATATTGTCACTCATGTCGCCTATCCAGATATCACCGACAGGAGGAGTTATGATTTGTAGACTAGGGGCTAGAGCCTGTAATCCTTTCTCTCTGTAGTCTAACCAAATGGGCATAGTCTATATGAGATTAAATTGTTTATACCTTACTTCTGTAAATCATTGGAACTGGAGGTATTATATTGTTACCCCATTGCTTTGGATGTTTTGGAACGCCCTTTACAGACATCCCTAAACAATGAACCTCCTTATCTATTATATTTCTTAGCCAATCCGGTTCCTTCTGTCGTTCATCAGGTCCCTTTGTTCCCCAGGCATAGACTATAAGACTACACTCAGAAGCCATTTCTTCAATACTGGTCCTATTTTTTGCATGAATTTCATCAGGAATCTGGATAGTTTTTAAATCAGCAGGCTTCGATGAAATATGCGGATACAGGTTTCCTACATAGAATCCTCCATAGTTTTCCCATTTTTTTGTAATCTCTAGTAATAACTTAATAGTCTTATCATCCTCAGTTGTATCAGCAGTAGATGGGTTAATCATTATAAATAAGATTTTATCCATTGTCTGATCCCAGATTCTATGAAGCTTGTACCTGTAACCATCTGATATATCTGCCCCCCTTTGCATCATAGATTCAGTATAAGGATTTACATCGCAAATTTGTCCATAGTTATTATATACTACCCATTCCTTCTTAGCCCCATTCCTATTCAAGGGATCTATGCCCTTACATGCACAGATTCTCAGTGTCTTTCCATTATATCCCCATTTACAATTCTCGTTAAACGTTGTTTTTATCCAGGGCCTATCATATGAATCAACCTCCTTGTTACAATAACGACATTCATTTGCTTTATCGCTCAATTCATCAAGATACTGCTTAGACATTTCGTATTCTTCTTTACTATTAAACATCGGCATAGACACACTTGTTGATCTGCTCATCTATAATACATAAGCCTCATAGGCTTAAGTATTATGTATTAATTATATGTTTACTTAGGCTGACCAATCCAATCAGTCGTGGGATAGGTAGGTGCAAACATCCGCTCTAAACCAGGTGTCCAGCGCATGTAATCGGTCCGCGATGAACGGGTGCTCGTGGTAGGCTCATAAAAGGGATCACGTCCTGCTGCTGTTTCCGTGGCTGTAGGTGGAACTTCAATGTTTGCTTCTCCTGCAGCAAGACTACTAGTGTTCGCAGGAGCATCTGGAAGATCATCCTCATATTCTATCTTATCCTTTAGACTCCTAGTATTTACTACTTCAAAGACATTGCCTTCCTTGCGAACTACAGTTGGAACAAGACCCTTAGGTTCATAGATTTGCTCTAATAATTTTTGTGCATCGTATGCATCATATGTAGTCATAGATCCAGATTTTCTTGGTTGATATGTTGATAGAATTGCTTTCTCCTCCTTTTCAATAGAACTTGTGTCGGGAGGTGTTAGATTTCCAATGCCAATATCCTTATAAGGTTTATTTAACTCCTCGGCTGAGGAATCAGCTGAAAATCCTTCGATATACTTTGCCTGTTCAGACTGGAATTTACTTGAGTTTGGAGGGTAATTCACCCAATCTAAGGGATACTGACGTGTCTTTTTATTGATTTCTTGTTTCTTTAGTTCTCTATCTCCCTCATTTACAAATACAGCTTCCAATTCATATTGGTCAAGATTTCTTATAGGTTCTGTAGTATAAGGGAACATAGATTGATTTGAAGTATCTAGAACCACTTTTGATGAATCAGTAAATCCCTGTGTCTTAGGAGCAGGTTTATTCATAAAACGTGTTGCAATCACAATAGCTAATATACATAGTCCAGCAATTGAAATATATTTAGTATTTATCCAGTCCTTCATTACTAACTTGTGTCTATAAAACTTTATAGTATATTATTAGATGCCTGTGCAAAGGAAAACCAGAAAGAATTCTCATGTATTGAATGTCCGGTCTGGTGGAGCCGTAAAGTCATTTGAGAAAATTCTTGGAAAGGGTCCTCTAACCTTAGTTTACGTGAATGCAAAGTGGTGCGGTGCATGCCACCGATTCAACGATGAAGTCTGGGAACCCTTAACAAAGCTAAAGAATCGCTCCGTAAACTTAGCCTCTGTAGATTCTGAAATGATAGGAAATACAAGTTTAGCAAATGTCCCTCGTAGTTTTTATCCAACTCTCATGCTGGTTGGAAAGGATAAGAAACCTGCCACATTTGAGGATGAGGAGGGTAATCCAACAAATACAATGCCTCGTAATTCCACACTTTCTGAAGATAGAGAGGCTCTATCAAATCTTGTTAGGAATCCAACTCTAAAGTCAAATATGCCTAAATCTCCTTATGAACCAAATAGTTACACTGAGAGTTCATTAGCTAACTCTGTGCCTATGGCTAACTCGGGGCCTATGGCTAACTCCCTAGCAGCACCTAATACTATGGTAATGCCTACAACTGTGAATAACACTCGTAAGTCTAATAAGAGGCCTAATACATTACCGAACCTAAACTCTGTAGCTACGCCTAATACCTTAAAAAAGTCTATTAATCAGACCTTAAATCAATTAAATCCTAGTTCTCTCTCTAACCCTGCTGGCAGGACATTAACTCTCCTTAAGAATATGGGTGCCTCTGGGTCTAAGCAAGTTTTAAGGTCTACACCCCCTGATGTCGATTCTGACCTCATTTCATCACAAACAAAGTCTCAAACTCCCACTTCTCTTGAACCCGTAAGAGGTGGTATGCTTGATGCTATTCGTAACAAAACATGTTCATTGAAGGCAATGCTTAAGTTACGTCAGTCTACACGCAAACAAAGGAACTAATCGTGCTATAAAAATTGGGCCCGGGGCCTTTTAAAACTAAGCACACAAATATGCCGGTAACTTTTCATATTCTCGATGCCCTCTCACGCGACCAATACATGAAGGTCACGCGAGAGACTGAAGATGAGAAAGAGGTGGAATTAGCTTGGGATTCTGGTGAAACAGATGATGTTCGCAAGGCACTTGGAGATAAGGTTGAATGCCAGATGGTGATTCACCTCTTCGGAATGACTGCAGATGGCGAGAGTTTGAGATGTGATGTAGAGGGTTTCCGGCCATATCTTTTCGTCAAGGTCCCACCATCCTTGACAGTTGGTCAGTTTCAAGAACAACTTAGATTCATGGCTCCAGAGTCAATGAAGATTGAGCGTGAACAGAGAATGGAACTCTATGGATTCACAGCTGATGAGAAATTCACATTCTTCAAGCTTTCTGTTGGAAACATGAAGGACTTTCGTCTCTTAAAGAATATCTTTCTCGATGATCATCAAAGTCCCATATTCAGCACGAGTAAGACTTCGGCACCTCTACAGGTCTACGAGTCAGGACTTGATCCACTTCTCAGATTCTTTCACCTCCGTGATGTTGCACCTTGTGGCTGGGTTACTGTGGAAGCAGACGAAGATGGTGTTGATGAGAATACTGATATCAGAGTAATTTCTTGCTTATGGAATGATGTGTCTCCTGAATCTAAACCTCCAAAGCCATCTGCCCCATTCAAGACACTCTTTTGGGATATTGAGTGTTATTCAAAGTCAGGAGACTTTCCAGTAGCAAAACCTGATAGAGGCCTTGGTGACCCAATTATCCAGATTGGATGTGTTGTCAAGGATTCTGATGGCTCCATACAGAAAACAATCTTTGTCCTCGATACTTGTGATGATATTCCAGGGGCTACTGTGAAACATTTCAAGACTGAAAAGGAAATGTTGGTCAAATGGTTTGACTGGCTTATTGAGACGAATCCAGATATCTGGGTTGGCTACAACATCTTTGGTTTTGATGAGCGTTATGTTTGGCAAAGGGCTGAGCTATTGAAGATTGTTAGTTATGATTCTATACAAATGATGAGTCGACTCTTTGGACATGGTGGTAAGGTATCATTACAAGAAAAACGCCTGGCTTCCTCTGCGCTTGGTGATAACTATCTCCATACCTTATCTTTACAAGGGAGGCTACAGATTGACTTGTATCACGTGGTGAAACGTGGATACCAGTTACCATCTTACAAGCTCGATGAAGTGACCAAATACTTCATGTCTGGTAAGCTGAAGACAATCAAGAAGAATGAGGATGGCACCTGGAATATTCAGACAAGTGCTACTGGTAACGCAAAGGTAGGTCGTGCAGTTATCTTGTTAGATGAAACGGGTGATGAGCTCACTGACAAGCTACCAATTGCGGAAGTCGGTCAGGGATTCTTAAAGGTCCAGCCATCGGATGCTGATTCAGAAGTTGATACTGATTTAGCAGTAAAGTGGGTTATTGTAAAGGATGATGTAAGTCCTGCCGATATCTTCAGGCTTCACCGAGGAACCTCGGCTGACAGGGCTACCATTGCAGCTTATTGTATTCAGGATTGCGACTTGACAATGGATCTTTATAATAAACTGGAGACATTCAATAATGCTATGTGTATGGCAAATGTATGCTCAGTTCCTGTTACGATGATCTTTACGAGAGGTCAAGGAGTTAAGATTGAGTCTCTAATCTTCAAATTCTGTAATACAGCTAATCTCACCATTGTAACACAGACATCCACCCCCTTCAATTACGTTGCACCCGAGGGTTCAGAAGAAGTCCAGGATTCCTATGAAGGAGCGATTGTTCTCGATCCTACTCCAGGGTTTTATACTAAGAGTCCTATTGGTGTTTGTGACTTTGCTTCTCTTTACCCATCGACTATTGAATCAGAAAATATCAGTTATGATTCACTCTTATGGACAAAGGATTATGATTTGAGTGGAAATGAAATCAAGACTTCATCCTATGGAGACATTGCAAAGTATCAGGCAAAGGGTGAGGCGATGGGATGTAGGTGGATTGATATCTCCTTCGATATTTGGAAACCTGACCCTCAGGACTTTCGTAAGAATCCTAAGAAGTTGAAGATGGGGACAAGGGTGTGTAGATATGCTCAGTATCCAGGAGATAGAAAGGCTGCTTTACCCAGGATTGTTCAGAATCTTTTGGCAGCCAGAGCTGCAAAGCGTGCTGAGATTAAAAAGGAGTCTGATCCTTTTAGGAAGGCACTTTTGGATGCTGAGCAGTTAGCTTACAAGTTGACAGCTAATTCTCTGTATGGCCAACTGGGTTCTGGAGTTTTCAAGGTTCGCCTGCAAAATCTAGCTGCATCTGTAACTGCTTATGGCAGGAAGCAAATCTTGTTTGCAAAGGCTGCCATTGAAAAATTCTATGGCCCAGAGGCAAAGGATCCAAGATGCTCGGCATTTGTAGTATATGGTGATACGGATTCTCTGTTTGTGGAAATTAACCCAAGGAATCCTGTAACAGGTGAGCGCCTGGAAGGTCAGGAGGCAATTCAAGCCACTATTGATATTACTACAGAAGCAGGTGAATTCATTACCAAGGCATTAAAGAAACCGCATGACTTTGAGTTTGATAAGGCATTCTATCCCTTCATTATCTTCAGTAAAAAGCGCTATGTGGGTAACATGTATGAGGAAAATGCCACAGATTATGTCCAGAAGTCCATGGGTATTGCTACAAAGAGGCGTGATTATGCGAACATTGTCAAGACAATCTATGGTGGTGCTATCAAGATACTTCTGACAAATAAGGATGTGGGTGCGGCTGCAACCTTTGTAAAGAAGTGGGTGAATGATTTGATGGACAATAAGGTTAGCTTGAATCAGCTGATGCTGACAAAGAGCTTAAGGTCTGAATATAAGACTGCTACGCCTCCTGCTCACAAGGCTCTGGCTGACCGCATTACCGCAAGAGATCCAGGGAATGCTCCAGCTTCTGGAGATCGCCTATCCTTCGTCTACTTCAAGCCCCCCATGGGATTCAAGGGAACACAGGGAGACCGCGTGGAAACTCCGGCCTTTATGAAGGCAAATGGCCTCAAACCAGATTCAGAATATTACATTGAGCACCAACTGGAGAATCCAATTGGTCAACTCTTCAGCATCTTGATTGATCAGTTACCAGGAGCCAGGCCTCCTCCCCAAGGCTGGAATGCTGATCCTGATATGCAACTAGCTGAGAGAGAGCTGTATGCTCGCGACTACTTATTCAAAACTGCTAAAAATAAGAATACAAATACCTTGTTTAAGGCTTGGGGGATGTCAGACATTGTTATAAAGACACCTCAGGCTACTGCTATGGCTACAAGGTCAAGACCAAAAGCTCCAGAAGTTACAAGGGCTGAACAGCTTCTGCTGGATCAATTGCTCGTAGCAAATTCTAAGAGAAAACCTAAGAAGAAGTAAGATGATACAGCTACAAACTATTAATCCTAAAGAGGCTCCCAGTGTTTTACAAATGTGGGAGCAAGAAGATTTTTATTATACTGGAATGAAAACATCAATTGCAGGAAAAGTAAATATGGCAGCTAGACCAAATCCATATCTTCAGAATAATGAACCTGTGGCTAGCACGGAGATAGTAAAGTTTGATCTCCCCTTGACTGGACCTATTCAGATTGTCTATTTAGACGGAAAATCTGATGCAGGGCTTCCCCATACTCGTGGAAAAAAAGGAATAGCTCTACCTATATTCTTCTTATGGCATCCTAGTGAAAAAACGATTCAACACGAGTTAGTCCATTTATCTCAGAAAGAATTTAAGGATATCTGGTGGAAATTCTATCTTACTAACTGGAATTTTAGACCTGCTAGTGAAAAACAATTTCTTGCAATTCCTGAAAAATGGCGTTCAAGAAGGCGTATAAATCCAGATACTCTTGGAATTCCGTATACTGTATGGAAAGATAGATATATACCCTTATCTGTCTTTACAAGTGAAGAAAGTCCTGATCTACGTTATTGTAAGAGGGGGTTTTGGGATCTTAAGATGAGTCAATGGACATGGGAGGAACCTCCGGATTGGATAAGGACCTTTGGTAATGGATTTAATGATGAGCATCCAAATGAAATTGCTGCACACTGGATTGATGGTTCAGCTGGCGAAGAAAAGAAAAAATATATTCTAGGCCACATTAAACTTCAATAATCACTATATTGAAGGGTAAATTTAAACACTCATCGTCTTCGTCATGAGAACCACCTTGAGAAGGCGAGGGTTTATTCGAAACTAAATCCCTGCAACGACTTGCTGAATGTCCTGCCTCATTACAAATTCTACAAGGACTGGAATCAAACATACTTTTCACTCCTTTTCATTTAACTGTCAATTTTATTGAGTGGTGGGCTATAATATACATTCTTAAGACCATATTCTCTCATACATTTCTCGAGAAAGACCTTGCACTGAGAGCAAGGTTTCGACCCTACGAATGGATGTAGTGAATCAGAGTTTCTCGAGATTCGAACTACATACATTTCAGCTCCTTTCAGCTGATGAATATTTCCTATTTCCTTTACGACATTACGCTCAGCATGTATACTACTTTCACAGTATCCAGAACCTCTACTTCTTGAACCAAAGGCATTCGTAGCTTCTGCTATAATCTTTCCACGTTTCATTAAGATTGCAACATGAATACTAGCAAAATGAGCGTATTTCAGATTCATTGTCCTTGGATTACTCAGAATATAATCCAAGAGCCATTGATCGCATTGTCGAATAGGCTCCATTCGTTAGCACAAATAAACCTAAACCAAGTATCAATTTTTTTATAACCATGCTTGCACTTTAGCTTGTAGTTGTTTCTTATATTTTAGCCATCCGTTATATATAGACTTGTGGTAAGAATCAAGCTGTATTCGGTTCTTTAGAAAGTGTTTAATTAATTCTGCAACTTCTTCCCATGTGTTAGTTCGTAAAAAGGGTATACCTGATTCCAGTAAGATCTCAGGTAATTCAGTAAATACAGGAATACAGCCAGATTCTATAGCTTCATAGAATCGATAGGTCTCTATATTATTTCCTCTAGGACATGGAACAAATATAGTATCCTGTAATAAAGAAAGGTATTCAGATTCTTTTAACTGTGAAGGATCATTCCAATCAGGATAGTATGTCAAAAGCTTCGGTTCTATTTTTTCAAGTGCACTCAGTTGCTCAGATCGCCCCTTCCAATTTGTTCCACAGAATGACCAGGTATACTTTCTTTCTCCCAATGGTTTCATAGAACCTTTCACTTTCCAGTGATACCCTAGGGGAATCGTTAGAACCTTTTCATTTGGTATATCATTTCTCTTATAGAATCGAAGAACTCCCTTTACATCTGCACTTGAATAAAAGAAATATGGATCCTGTTGGAATTCATCAGAAAAATGTAGAATCTTAAACTTAATTCCAGCTTTCTGTAAATTATCCAACCATTCGAATTGTTCTAACCACTTAGATCTTATTAACGTTACAACTAGATTATTACAAGAATCTAATTTAGTATCCTTAGATACAGGTTCGATAGTAAAACTGGGGCCAAATAGTTCTTGTAACCAGGGGCCCTCATATATAGTATCATTATTTAGTTTACATAGATCTAACGATACAAATCTAGGAGGTTTCTTAACTGGTTTTACAGTATTCATCATTTGCCTATATACGCTATCAACGGTTGCATTGATATTTAGATTTGTCCCTATTGCGAGACACGCCTCTACTTCTTCTGAAGAAAATCGTTCATCATTATTCCATAGGTCACTATCGAACTTATCAATCCGACTAAAGTCATTGAAATCTGAGTTCAAATAAGCAGGATCATCATCTTGAGAAGCTCCTGCTACTAATGGGTCCAAAACGTAAACATTCATCTTATCTAATGGATTAAATAGCATATGATCAGCACTTGTCCAATACCCTCTCTCTTGAATTACCTTTAGAAGTTTAGAAGCACCCTTCCGTGATAGAACATATGCATAGGTGCAGAAATGAAATTGCCTCGTTGGTTCAGTTTGACCAAAGAATGTATTTGGAGCAATTCTACTGAGGCCAGGTAATACTGTCTCCAAGACATTTTTAAATCCCTCTTTATTGGGTGGTAAGACACCACCTAGGTAAATACATTCCCAGTCAACTGGTAGTTTAGAATATACCTTTGCCCATGCTTCCTTCCAGCCA